CACCAGGTGCACCGCCGCCAGGTCCACCGTTTCCACCAGGTGCTCCAGGTAAAGCATCAAGATTTACTCCAGTCCAGTCTGCCATTCCTTGCACGAACGGTCCCCATCCTTGAGTAGCTTTTCCAAATTCCATTCCGAAGAATTCTAGTACTGCTTTTATCACATCTACTAATAGTTTTATTGGAGTATTCAGTGCTACTATAACTTTCGCAAGGAAGATAAGTAAAGGAGCTATAATTTCAAGTATATTAATAAGATGATCAAGCAAAGGTGCCAATGCATCGCCCATCTTCATCATAAACTTTCTCTTTAATAGTTCGAATCTCGTCATTACTCCAGCCATTGCTGCTGAGTATTTCTTTAATGTATTCCCAAGTGCAAGTAGCCCAGCAATAACTACACCTATAGCTCCTGCTGCCTTAACAAGAGGATTAGATAGAATTTTGCCAAATAAGCCCATTCCTTTTCTGGCTTCTTTTCTCTTTAGCTTTCTACCTATTTTATCTATTGCTCCCTGTCTCTTTTTTTTTATCTTCATCGTTTTCTTTGTTCCAGGACTCATTCTAAGAGGCTTAAAACCTAGTTTTTTTCTATGAGCATTCCGTTGCTTAGTGAACCACACTTGTTCAGCAGGACTCATTGCACCTAGCTCTGCCATTGAATAGATCCTTCTTGTTGGATCTAAAAGAGTTTCAGAATCCCCAATAGATCTGCTAGATCCAACAGCACCAGCAGCTACTCCACCAGCAATAGCACCTGTAGCTACTCCTCCACCAATAGCACCTGTAGCTACTCCACTAACAGCCTTTGGAGATCCTGCTCGCTTAGTATCATCAGAGACGTTTCCTCCGCCTTCGACGTTCCCCATCTCTGCCACTAATTTAACTCTATACGTTTTTCCCATAATAATAAATTAAAATATCACTCTTTTATTTTTGGCTTTCTTTTAAATCTGTTAGCCTTTGGTACTTCCTGATCAGGATTAATAAGAACTTCCTCATTAGGATTTTTACTAGTGTAGTGTCCGTCAACACCGTTAATCAAGTTCTGAATGTCTTTGTCGGTCATTTTTTTCATTGTTAAAGCTCCTTTTCTATTTATATTATACAAAAAATACGATCACATTACATAAAATATTATTTAAGTAGTCCCACTCCCGCCTCTTCTAAGATTCTTGAAATCAGTATAGTCGTACACAGTTCCAAATATTCTGTATTGCTGAGTAACAAAGCAGTATTCGTGTTCATTAATACTTATAACCGCTGGATCAGATTCTGCAATTTGTTGGATAGGCTCTGCTGTAGTACGAATTCCACCAGGCAACATGTCACCTTTATCATCACTAGCATCATAAAAAAGATGTATTACTTCTGAGCATGCTCTAGCAATATAAATTATATCTTCAGCAGCCTGAGTATTACGATCTATCATATCCATCTCTGTACTAACAAAAATACCTACATCTAAATACCAGTCTCTAGACCAGTTGCCTCCACCATATCTGGAAAATTCCATAGATCCACCATATGCTAGTTGTATATTCATGTTCGATTCGAAATGAAGTGCCTGAATTTGAGCTACTTGGAATATGTTACCTACGCCTAATAAAATCCGTTCTGGAACATAGTCATAATCGAATTCTGTTATTAATGCGTTTTTTACATTATTTATAGTATGTTGTATAAGCACTATTTGCTCCTTTAAGTTGTGCCTGAACTAACATCTTCACAAGTCAACGCCAGAGCGTCAGAGATAGTGTGTCCTCCACCAGATGCACTAGGAAGTGCTATATTATAAAATCTGCCAAAGAAAGTCTGGAATACTCCATCACCATTTGTCTCAGTCAAAACGTCAATGTAATCATCAATTATAAATTCAGTACATCCTGGAACCAAATTATAAGCAACATTTCCAAAATTAAATGCAGGTGCTACAATAATATCATCAATATAAACACCCTGCGCAGCAGTAATACCATTCATCGCAGTCAAATTTATGAAACAAGTCAATTGATCTTCATCTCTCCAATCTGGCAATGTAAAGAATATATTATACAATACATAGTCAACAGTAAGACCGACTGGATTATCATTATATAGAACTATTGGTGCAGCTAATGTTTCGTCTGCTGTATCTAGTTTTATTAGTAGATTAGATGCACCATCCATTGCAGCAGTTTCTTTAAGTCTAACAGTCATGCAATAAATTCTATCTTTATCGATACTTACATTTTGTGAAAGTGTAGCAGTAGCTGTTGCTGCATCGCTCTGCAAAAATAGCCCAGAATCTCCACGATACTGTTCTGTAGTAGTTTCTTTTATAACTGCTGCACCTGCATCTGTAGTCCAACTTCCTGGGACATTAGTAGCGAAACTTTCAAAGTCTCCGTTAGATAGAATTGAATTTCCAATACTTTCGCTGATTGTTATAACACCATTTCCTCTATCTCTCCAACTTAGAGGAGAATAACGAGGATATCCTGTAGTTCTAAAAATCGCAGAAGAAGATCCAGTAAATTGATCAGATATGCATCGGAACTGAATTTGTTCATTAATGATACGTTCATCATCATTACTATCTATATCTACTATGCTTGCAAGTAAAGATCCATTTCCTGTATTACTAGCATAAGGAGTTATAACTGGTGTTTCGATTTTGTTATCATTAAGAGTTTGACCATCTTCCAACATCCTTAGTTTCAGCAATTTTAGAATAATATCAGGATTTGTGCTTGGAGAACTAAGTTCTACTTGTAGTTCAGCTAGCAATCTGTTTACGTAAAAAAGATAAGTAGATATAGCACCTTCATATGTAGATCCAATATCGAGAATCGATTGTATAAAGCCTCTAATTTGCTCCATTTCATCGGCTGTGAAGTTCTCAAGTACGTATTCTTGATCTAGTGATGCTACTATCTCTTGATTGGTTAATGCACGATTAGTTATACAAACCAGAGTTCCAAGTCTTATAAAAAGTTCGCTATAGTCTATAGAAATTATACACCTCCATCTATATTCATTTATTTAGGTGTCCGTGCAGAATTTTATCAATGTAATCTATACTTCTTCTTTTTCTACCTCTTCTTTTACGTAATTTGGTCTTATAATTCATTCTAGTGATAAGTTCTGCTTGATATTTTTTAAAGTAAGTATCGTCTTTTTGCGGAGCAGTCGCAGTAAGTAATTTTAGTTCTTCATATTTCTCTGAAGCGTCAATTCTATCCATTTCCTGAAGAAAGATTATTCTTCTTCCTGTGGAGAGTTTTGTTGCTTCTCCGAATCCGAGATTACAAAATCGGCAGATTCTGATGCATTCGTTGAGTGCTTTTTTTTTAACTCTGACGTATCAGCAACCTCTCCAAAGTGCAGATCAAAAGCATCTTGTACGCCTTCTAGTAACTTAAAAGCGCGATAAGAACTGAGGCCTTCAATTTTGAATATATTTTTAACCTCTGCTACTTTACCAACCATCTGTGCCTGATTCAGATCTTCACCTCCAACAACTCCGAATAGATCAGATAGATCTTTCATCAAATCAATAAGATCATAAGATCTTATTGTACCATCTTCCAATTCAATCTCAAAACCTCGTTCTGGGATATCACTTAACTTAATCATATTTTACTCCTTATTTAAAATTTAAGACATAACGAAATATTTGCCACGATTACCGCCAGCAGTTGTAGTCTGAGGAAATAATCTAAAAGTTATCGGACCTTCTCTCAAACGAGAACTTAGTATTGCATTTATATTACCAACAATTATTGCTTTATTTGCAGTATAAGTTCTTGTATTAGCAGTTCTTAAAACTGGAACTAGAATAAGTTCAGCAGCCTTAGCAGTAAGTAGTTTACCTACTTCTGTATAGTTATAACCTTGCGCTGCGGTATTTGCACCAGCTTGAGCCATAATCGCGTCTTCGACTTCTGCATACTCTACAAAGTCTAGATCAACAAAAACATCCATTCCAATTATTACTCCATCAACAGCACCTTCTCCGAACTCGTCCGTGATTATCATTTGCTCGTGATACTCGATACGAAGGTTAAAACCTTCCTTAGAACTGCCTATGTCAGTACCATTCCAAGAACAGGTATAGTGCCCTGCGGTAAAATTCCAATCTGCTACTGCCATGATAAGTCTCCTATAAATTAACGCAAAGCATTATCAACACCAGCATCTACGTATTCGTCTGGCTCAAACAATCTTTGCTTTGAATCCAAATACTCTGCATACTTTTCATGAGAACCAATCTCAAAGCCACCTGGAGTCATAGTTAATTCAGTACTTCGCATTAACTTTCCAGTATTGTATGCACGCTTTTTAATCTTGCGTTTTATTTCAACCAAGACAGATTCTCCTACATCCTTAAGGATGAGTTTTCTAACTTTATCTAATTCAGATTGTGGAATACTATATTTCATTATTGTCTATTTATTGTACTAACTTTACTCTTGTTAGTAGAAGCTCTACGTTGATCAGAAGTAAGAGTAGCAAGCATATGTAATTTATCATAACAACGCTCTCGCATCTTACTTACCTGAGTAGGTTCTTGTCCTCTTCGTTCCCATAATGAACACCAAGCCATTCTGGCACCTAATGTTACAATTTCATCAGTAGGAACTGCGCCAGGTGCTACGTCTGTATAAATATTTCGCAAATAGTTATAAATATCATCAAGAGCATCATCTATATAAAGTTGCACAATTGTATCATCTACATTAAGTTCATCATTAGGATCTAAAATACCTGTATCATCAGTCAACTTAACTAAAATCCTGAAGTCAAAATATTGCTTCATTTTTTCAACTGTGAGATACGCCATTTAGAACTCTCCTAATGCAAAATCTTTGAAATCATTAATCTTAACAAGTATCATTTTATCAATTTCAGCAGTACTAAAATATGATTGAACATTTAAGCTCTTTCCTTGATCAAATTGATTACTCTTGAGATTGCTATCTTTTGCAATTTTATCATATATTAACTTTCCGCAATCTAGTGTAACTTCTTGTGCATGATAATATTCTGGTTCATTACATCCAGAATCAAAACCTCCACGATACTCAACATATACCCAGTTAGGTACTGAACCATCGATAGAAATAGCTCCAATATCTCCATTCAACTGATACTCTATGTTGTCCTGACTAATGATATCAAACTGCATTTTAGTATTTGTAAACTGTACATTATTGTAATCCCAAATATCATTACTTGGAGCATTCTTTACAACAGTTGCAGAAACATTTGTGACATCTGCATTAATTTTCGCAGCAAGTAAAGCTAAAGTTAAATAATCATCAAAGTCTAATGTAGTAACTGTTTCTACTCCAATTGAACTAATACTTTGTATAATCAACTTTCGTCCAGTACTACACCCAGCAGTTACTCTTAATTCGTCTCCAGAGTGACTCAATTTCATCCCAGCTTGCGTTCCAGAACTTATATGAGAAATATACTTTACTGGCCAATTTCTTACTTGTACATTACCATATCCATTTGTGAATATCTTCTCTCGATGAGTATCAATCTTCCACTTTCTGTCTGCTAACTTTGTCATCTTAGAAGTTATGTAATTCAAAATATCAATCAATACATAATCAGATTGGGTATTGTCATAATCTATATTCAAGTATCGCTTGAATGTATTAGTATCTACTAATGCTTGATCACATAAAACAGGAGGAACTACACCAATAGGAGGTACAGGAAGTAGAATAGATCCATTGAAGTAGAACCTGTTTGTCTCAAGTATTATATCAGTATCACTAGGAACACCAGCAACTAACTCTTCTCTATAAGTTACTACATATACAGTAACTGGAGAAGTTGGCATATCTACAGCATAACGATCTGCGAAAACTTCTACAAGAGGAAGTGCATAATCTGTCCAGTTAAGTGCTACATATGCTACATAATCACCAGTAGCTACTTCATATACAAAACTATCAGATTCTCGTAAGATAGTACAGTATATATTGTTAGTACCAGTATAATTGCAACCGAGTTCACTTGCCATTTAAGTATCTCCATGTAATCCCTGATTGTCCCAGGGCAAGTAGAGTACAAACTCTACTGCCCCGGGACTACAAGGAGCAAAAACACCTAGTAACTACGTACTAGGCAATTAAGACGTAGTGATTGGATCACCAAGAACACAGATGTAAGTGAACTTGTCAGTTTCATCCGTAGTGTACGTATCAGCAGTCCAAACACGACCAGCGAAACGAGCAACAACACGATACGTTGTAACGTCTTGCTGGAAGTAAAAGTGAATAGATTCAGCGAATTTCATGTTTCTGGAAACCAGAACGTACTGGCTAAGATCCACAAGCATCAAGTCACCTTCTACTCCAACCTGATTCGAATATCCACATTCCAAATACGGAATGCCCATAAGCGTAGAACCAGGAGAACCCACGATTCCATTAGGAAGGAAGATCAGGTTGCCGTTAGTATCTTCCATCTTATAGATCTGTCCCTTTGCCTTCGGATTAGCAATCCATGCAACCTTTCCAGTACGAAAGGATTCTGGCCACATGTTGTTAATCAGATTGACTATGTCATCAAACTCAATCGCATCAGAAGTCTGTCTAGGAGTAACGATACGCCCTGGATCAGTACGCAACGCGCGAACATTACCAAGAGTAGAACCATTCTCTACAACAGCACTCAACAGCTTGCCATTGATATTCTGTGCAGCTTTCTTCTGAACATAGTCAGCCATATCCCAGCTAGAATCCTCAATCAGCTCGTCTGTCATTGGAACAAATGTGTAGAGCTTCTCAAGTGTAAGTGTGATCTGACCAAAGAGAGGTGCACTCTCAGTCTTATCTGTCGCTTCAGTTCCCCATTTAGCAGTAACACCTTCTTCACGCCAAGGAGTTGTATTATCTGTAGGAATAGTAAGAGACTGACCGTTAGTAATGCTAAACTTAGTCGTCAACGCTAAGATAGCGTCATCTGTCACTGCTCTCTTATAGATGTTCTGAGCAAAAGTTCTGTCAACAGTGTTTCCACCATCAGCAGCAGTTCCGACTGAACCATAAGTCGTAAGTGCCTTTTGTTCCATCTCGGTAAGTGGCTTTTTAGCCATCTGCTTAAGTTGGATGCCAGCTATTTCTAGCGAATCTATTGGCTCTTCTTCAGTAACTCTAGACATCTCGACTTGCTTAGCTTCTAGCTCAGAAATCTGAGTCTCAAGAGGCTTTGTGACCTCATCAGTTATAGTTTGAATCTGTTCGTCCGTCAAGCCCTTTTCCTCTATCAAAGTTAAACCTTCCTTGAGCATCGCCTCTTTAACTTCAGTCGACATTTCATTAAATTGTTTTACAGTTATTTCCATTGTACTATTTTCCTTTGTAATTATGCATGCGTAATTCATTAAACTTGCTCATTCTTTAGCTCATTACCGCTAAGCAACACTAACTCGAAAGGCTATTCACTCGTAATTACTAGGTTTTAATCTCTGAATATTTGCCCATTTTTTAATGATAGCTTTTTTGCAATTGCAACACGCAATTGCTCTGCTGCTATCTCAGGGCTTACTCTACTATATATATAGCTAATTGCTGGCAAAACTGTAGATTCTTTTTCTTTTGTTTCTATAGTCTCTTCAACTTCCACTTCAGTCTCAGTCTCAGTCTCTATATCTTTAACTTCAAGAAGTTGTGAATCTGAATTGCTCGGAACTGATGTGAGGCTGAATCCCACTAATTTTGTTTTGCTATGAACTATATTTATATTTTCTCCGAAAGTTTCTCTATCCTTTTTTGTTGGAAGTCTACGTTCGATACTTAGAAAATCTATTGATGCACCATAGAATCCAGTTTTCGTTTTTGCGTAAGCTACATCTGGTTCCCAGGTCTCACCTTCTGGCATTTCATTAGGTCTATCAGGAAAATGGATAGTTGCAATTACTTGTTTGCCTTGTTTCTTAACATCTTCTATAAAAGCAACTTCAGTATTATAGTCATGTGCTTTCCATACTACTTTACGTTTACCTGAAGTAACTTCTGATATATCCATACCAGATACTAAGATAACTTCTCTATCAGCATCTATAATTTCGGATGAGATGATAAATTTAGCTGTTCTCTCTCCAGTAGTATCAAGAGTAGCTAATCCGAAGGACTTAATTTCTACTTTCTCATTATTTTTACCATATTTCATTTTAATCTCCATTAATTAATCTATCTCCAACTAATACTGGTGTGCTTTTTTCTTCATTATCTTCATAAAATACGACATGATCAGGTGTAATAGGTTTTTCTAAAGATATTGTACGTCTATCAGGTCTTGCATATATAGCAACCTGTCCACCATTTACTATCTTTCCTGATGTATCACAACGTTCTAGTATTATTACTGAACCACTAGTCCAATTAGTTTTTACTTTTCCACATTTAATCATTGTAAGTCTCCTTGTTATAAAAGTTAAAGTTATTTGTCTTCGTTATCATTCTTATTCGCTTTCTCGTCTTCTGTAGTAGAAAAGTTGGAGCCTCTAGGACTCTGCTCTCCATCTTCAGTTACTGTAGTAGTTGTAGTAGCTGAAGGAGTTCCAACTTCTTCTCCTGCTGCTTCTGGTGAATCCTCTTCTCCATAACCGAGTTCCGTTCTCACAACTGCTTTACTTAGAATACCAGCATTAGCCAAACTAATCAATCTTGTTTCTATCTTCTCACTGTCTTTCATAACTACATCAACATAACTCAAGAATACCTCATTTTCTAATTTAAAAAGTGGAAGTAGATATTCATTAAGAGTTGCAGCGTCATCAGCACAGATATGAGAGATAGTATCTCTATGCCACGCCATTTCTGAGATGAAAGCAGAAGCAAGATTAGCATCATTTCCCATAATCTTAGAAATTGGAACACCTAATGCAAATGCTATTTCAGTTACTTTATTAACATAACTGGTATCAATAGATCCTGTTAATGTATCTTTTCCTCTACTAAACTGAGGCACTATAAAATCTACATCATTACTTGTAGCAAGCATTTTTCCACTATTTTTAACTCCGCGCATCTTACGATTATACGCAGATTCAAATCTACTTAGCTGGTCTTTTGTAGCACCTTGTAATTTTGCGAATAATGCAGGAACTCCCATGTTAGCAAAAAGTGCCATCTGATAAGCATCCAAGCTCTTAAGCCAATTAATAGATGCCCAAGCTGGTTCAACTGGGCTTAATCCATAAAATAGATCATCAGGATTATAAAATTTCCCGTGTATAATCTCACTAGGCTTAAGTTTAATCTGATTATTTTTATTTGGTCCCCAGGAATAATTCTTGATAAGTTTAGATCCAGTTTTATAAGGTTCAATGTGCATATGTTCAGCAGGAACTATCCATATATCAGAAGGAAGCCCAGCTTCAAATACAACTTGCATATAGTAATTACCTGTAAGCTGTAAATCAGTAATACGTGCCGCCGTTTGTGATACTCCGTTAGTTATAGATTGCCTATATCCAGCAGCACCTCTGGCGAGTAATTGAAGAATAGGATGCAATCCTTCTACTTCAACAAAATCTTCGCCCATATCTATAAACCTCTGTTGTATAGATGGATGAGGTTGTGCATTCAGTTCTCCACGCAAAAACATCTTAGTTTTTGTATCTAGAGACTTGAGTCGGAAGTTTGAACGAGCATTACATTCTTTAACTGTTCTTCCTTTAGCATAAGCGAATAGTTTAAGAGGTAGTGCTGATACTGTTCTGGCATTCAAATTAACACATCCTGCTAATATTGGATTAGACTTATACATGTTAACTGAGTTAACATAGGTGAATCCAGGTATTAGGTTTTTTTCTTTGTCATTAAAACTAAATAATGGAGTTGCATTATTATTTTGTCCACCTGGTTTTTCTCTTGCTTGGAAAAAAAGCCTTTTCATAAACATTTTTAATCCCATTATAAATTTCTCCACATATCTGAGTCGCTTTCGTCTCCATCACCTGAAATTACGAATTCAAAGCTAGGCGTCGAATCAATAGTTAGAAAAACGTATCTCAACGCATCGAGTGCATGATTGTACTTTGAGATAGGTTTATCTGTCTTGGTATCAGTTTCATAGCAATAGAACTCTTCAGCTATAGATACAGGTGTACCTGTTGCTTTAAGTTCAAGATCATTAGACTTTTGCGAATCACTTAGTATATATAACATTTTATCATTCAATCTGGATTTAATTAATTCTATCCCGATCCTTACTGAGTCAGTTCCCTTCTTCACAGGTTCAATTGGAAGCCCAGCATTCTTGATCTGCTCGATACTACGAGGTTCAGCAGAATCGGCAACGATACTGTAATTGACATTAGTTCTTGTTCTTATTCCTTGCAAAATTTCTATCCATTCAGATATTTGTTTCTTAGTATGCATATGAGTTTCAAGTACATAAGCCCTATCTTTATAGAAGCCTACAACTACTACTGCTCCTACTTTCCAGCCAAAATCTACTCCAACTACTACTCGTTCTATATCTTCTGGTGGATCACTTGTTATATGTATATCTGGATTGAATTCTGAATAAACCAATTTATCTCCGATGCACCATCTACCTTCTAATAATCTAGATCTTTGTACTCCTGTAAGCGTAGCTTCCAGATTTTCCATATATTTCTTTCCATGAGGAGTCCAGTCATCTCTATGTATATTCCATAGCTTAGGATTACATTTATGAGATATAAATATTCTTTTGCGTTTTTCTGAGAGTTGCATAAATCGCTGGTTTAGCCAATGATGAGGATAAGATGGATTACAATCAAGTATAATTTGTTGCCAAGCTTCTTCTCCTTCATGTTTGAAATGATTACATGACATACGAGTAACTAAATGCATCAGATCATCTTCAGTTGTTTCAGTAGCTTCAGCTACATATACTATGTCATATTCTGAGGACATTATCTTGCCAGGTTTATCAAGTCCAGCAATTACTAGCTCTGAGCCATTTCTATAATGATAAGATTGCCTATTCTCTCTTCTGGGAGCGTTTTCTAGTAAGTAATGCTCTGAGCCGAGTATTTCATCTTCAAACGTTTGTAGGATCGATTGTGCAAGGCTGGACTTAGTCTTACGTAGTATCAGTCCACGACTGTTTGGATACTTACTCATTAAAGCGTGAATTTTTGCAAGAATAGAATATGTTTTAGATGATCGTACTTTTCCATCTACCAGTAATTCGAATGCTCTAGACTTGATAATGTCTCTAGCCTCTAGTTGTAATTTTATATTCTTATAATTAGTCTTTGTCATTTTATAGATTGAATTGCTCTAACTCTATCTCTTTATTATTATTAATTCTAGTATGCCATCCATTCTGTATAACATTCATCGTTTGTTCTTTTTGAACATTGAATAGTATAATAAACTCTTCAGTACTTGCTCTATTGTCATCTGTATCTTTCCCAATATATAAATCTATATTATCTGTCATGTTGTTATCTATAAATCTAATAAGTTCAGTTTTATTCATCAATATCTCCTTCTTCATCGAATTCATCATCTATTGTTAGTTTATATATATCATTAGGTTCTGCTAGTACTCCATCATTTTCTTCAATATATTCTTTAATTTCTTCATCTTTATTGAATATTCTTGATGGAGAGTTAAAGAATTCTAGAAAAGAATTCATTTCTTCTTTAGTTTTTTCTTCTATATATTCATCTTCTCTATCAGGATTTAGATCTTTGTATGTATATACATAAGCAATCTGGTGTTCTTTTGAACAGTATGCCTCTTTTACTAAGAAGTAGTTCTTTTTCTCATCTTTATCAAATTCTTGTTTATCAAATTCTTGTTTATGCATTAGTACATCCGTTGTAGTGTCTACTCCACATTCTTGTATTGTTGTTTTCATTTGTTAGTCTCCTTGTTATAGTGATTCCCATTCTTTTCCGTGTAAGCGTAAGATTGTTTCTGCGTTTAAATTGATATCTGTACGTTCTGGTGCATTAATTCCCGTTAGTTTATTCATTGAATCTTGGAACTTCAGATAAGTTGTCATAGCCTGGAGCTTAATTTTCTCACTTTGCGAATTCTTTAAAATTTCCGCACATTGAGTTAACTTCTTTCTCATAGCAGCCATAACGCTTGCTTTGATCTCTTCTGATGCTTCATCTTTAGCTTGTTTATAACCTCTTGCAAGAGCATCATATGCACCTCTTATAGACATCTTTAGTTCTTCAGCAATCTCTGCCACTGTATAGCCTTCTGCTTTCATTACTAAAGCAGTCTTAGCTCTATGATCAGCAAGTAGCATTTGTTGACTACTCTTACATTTAAATGGATTAGCTCCCATGATCGCACTCCTTATCTGCGTTAATTACTTTGATTAGCTGTTGCTTGTCGTCTCAATTTATCCAGTTCATTAGGATACGTTGTTCCAGGGACTCCTATTACTTGTATATTAGCAGTTGTTGATTCTGGTGCAATAAGTATATTATCACCATTTGACTCTGCTCTTGTTAGAATTACTATGTAATATCCATCCTCAAGTTCAGCGAAAGCATTAGTAGTTGCTACTGCTGCTCCACCATCGATTCTGAGATTCGCTGTTATATTAGCTGCATCACCTGTTTCTGGAATACCTGTTACTCGATTGTACGCAAATACTACCCAGTGTCCTGCTACGTTTTTATACATGTGTCTTTCTCCCATAAGAAGGTTGAAATAATAATAATATTTTACTGAAAGTAGCCCACTTGAACTACTACTACTTGAGCCACTGCTTGAACTAGAACTAGAACTAGAACTAGAACTACTGCTTCTACTTGAAGAACTAGAAGATACTGAACTACTTGATATAGAACTACTTGATACTGAACTACTTAATATAGAACTACTGGATCTACTTGAAGAACTAGAAGATACAGAACTACTTGATACTGAACTACTTGATATAGAACTACTGGATCTACTTGAAGAACTAGAAGATACTGAACTACTTGATACTGAACTACTTGATACAGAACTACTGGA